ATGGCTTGCACTGGATTAGCCTTAGTGATTGCAAGTCCACAGGAATCTCTATTACAGTGCGCATTATGCGACGTTATGTTGAATGATGTTTCATATCAATTACATATACACCCTTTTGATTATCAGGGTATATATGACGAACTTTCGAAAAATGAGCAAGAATTACGTTTTTCGTGAATTTGAGTGTGGTTTAAGCGTAGAAGAAGCAGCAAAACTATGTTTTAAAAGTGTGAGGATGGTCAAGTTATGGGATTCAGGAAAGCCCATACCACCCGAATGTAAGCGGCTAATGAGAATGACCAAGGGGAGGGAACTAGCCACCTCGGAAGCTTGGGAAAATTTCAAAATGCATAAAGACACGCTTGAACTACCAACAGGACAATTAGTTACACCCCAAGAGATCCTTACTGGAATAGCTTTACTTGAAATTCAGTCACCTAGTGACACAGGAACACTTACAAAACTCATAAAGTATGCTAGATGTATAGCAGGAATAAAAAACAAGTAGCATATATTTGGCAAGAAGGACTCTAAATGAAAAAAACACTTGTGTTGTTATCTTTGCCTTTACTCATGCCTTTTCCAAGCCTAGCGAAGTTTGAAGGATTTACAGAGAAGAGCTATTCAAACGGACAGTACCTAAGAACACATTATACTGAAAGCAATCGCTCTCAATTTCATATTGGATGTGGAAGAGGATCTGACCAGAAAGCATTCAGCCTTGTTGGGTTTAAACATCACAGCCTTTATGACTGGAGTGGTGTTACAAATGTGAAGATTTCAATTGACGGTGGCAAAGTAATGTCAATTAAAGGTGGGTCAAACAAGTATGACGATATGTTTTATTCAAGTGGCTCAAGTGATTTGTTGATTCAAAAAATGTTAACTGGGAAATTGTTGGAGGTAAGCGTAATCGATAATGAAAAGGAAAAAATATACTTTTCACTGGAAGGGATAGAAGAAGCGTACATAACGCTCAAAGATAAATGTAACTTACCTGAGAGCTAAATATTAAGCCGAGCAATCACTGTTCGGCTTTTTTGTATCAGAGCACAATGTTAGTAGTTAGTGGGAATTTACCCCCGCAATACACTAAGGGGGCGCATAAAAGCTGATTTCAATAGCAATTCAAATAAAAACGATATGCTACCATGCACTCATTTTAATGAGTGAGGAACAGAAAGTGCCTGAATTACTGATACTTATATCCTTAGCGTGTATTGTGTATCTATTCACAAAGAAGGGTAAGAAACCTAAGCGTAGACTTAACGAATGGGAACAAGGTGCAACGGTTAGAAGACCGAACAGCGTGCATTCTTTTGAATCAAAAGTTGCAGAAAAGAGTCCAAAGATAGTCGAACTACCTTTGCCGCAAACTGGCAATAAAACTAATTCAGTACCTCACAAGAAAAGTACATACTTGGCCACCAAGACAGAGCGCAGATTCTATAGGGTGTTGCAGGAGCTTATACCTGATGAATACGTGATTCATAGCCAAGTTTCATTGATGGCGTTAGTTCAACCGACCAATTTTAAAGATAACTCTCGAACTTGGGCTAAAAGAATGGACTACGTGATAACGGATAGAGATACAAAAGTATTGGCGGTCATCGAGCTCGATGATTCATCCCATAGGCAGAAGAAGAGACAAGAACGAGATATATACGTAAATAATGCACTTAATGGACACCATCCGCTGCTTCGGTTTGAAGCTAAAAGCTCTTATGACAAAACACATATCGCAAGCGTATTAGAGCGTGACACGACAATAAAGTGCAGGGAATTGGAAAGCGTATTACAGTACAGCTAAAGCAGAGCCGAACATCCATTGTTCGGCTTTCTTTTTTACTCAAAGTATCGTGGTTCTTATCGTTACTTTAAGTTCTTTATCAACCGTATTGGTCTTTTCTGACCGGAATAGAGCACCAAGTAAAGGCATATCCATCAAGACAGGTACACCGCTTACAGAGTCGCGTTGCTCTTGGGAAATCAACCCACCTAAAGAGATCGTTTGGCGGTCTTTGACCTTGACCACCGTTTGCAGTGTTCGCGTATTGGTGATGATGTCGGATGCGATAGAGGAATCTGTTACCGAGTCGGACTTTTGCATAATCTGTAACACAACATGATCACCAATCACATGCGGTACAACCTCAAGTGACACGCCCACATCCTTACGCTCAATTTGCTGGACTCGATTACCGCCGTCAGTTACCTCAGACGAAGTGAGGAACGGCACGTTCTGACCCACCGTGATGTAACCGCGCTCCCTGTCCATAATGAACATGTTTGGGCGTGATAAGAGCTTAGTATTCTGATTCTTAGACACGGCTTTAATCAGCGCATTAAAATCACCGCCCTCATAAAATAGCAGGTTATCAACGGCTTTCTTAATTGCGGTAGGTTGCGAAACAAAGCCAGCCTCACTCAGTGCTAAGTCCATATTTACGCCGACTTCCTGAGAATCACCAAGCTCAGTTTCAGTAATCACAGCCTCGATAAAGACTTGCTTTTGTGGTCTATCAATCCCTTTGATTAGCACATCAATGTGCTTCAATTGGTTCTCAGAGCCAGTCACGATAATGCTGTTTGTGGTCGGTAGCACCTCAACCTTGTAATTCTTAATCGCTTTATTATTCAGTGTTTGATTCTGAGTTGCAGCAAGCATCGAGGAAATTAAGTCAACGACCTTGGTATTTCGGACATTCTCAAAGAAGTACAACTTCACTTGAGAGGGTTCGAAGGTCTCCACTTTGTTCGCGTCGGCAATGATGGTAAAAACGCCGTGGTCATGCGTAAGCTCGTAACCGTGCGCGCGAAGCACGGAAAGGAAAAAGGCTGGATAGTCCTCATCTTTCAAATCCGGCGCGGTAAAGCTGACCTCGCCAGTAACGCCATGACCAAGCACAACCGTGTTTCCAGTGCGAACCGAGAACCACGATGCAAAGTCTCCAATCGGAGTGTTTTTTGCCTCAAAGGGCGCAGAGGTTGCGGCAAAAGTAGGAGAGCCAAGCAGGGCGCACGTAAGCAGTAAAGCGATAATGCTGGATGTGGAAAAGTTGGAACAAGCCGTTGTTTGTTTCTCAACTTTACCACAGCGCATGGTCAGTAATGAGCACGCAAGCAGTGAGCCTCCGGCGCAATAAAATTCTTTTTGTTTTTTTGAAAGAAAAGCTGTGAGTTTTGCGATTATCCATGACATAAAGCGCACCTTATTCCCTAGCACATGACTTTGAATGATTGACCATTGCCGCTAACCGTAATTGAGCAAGAGCCGTTAGATTGAGCCGTAAAGCCTTTTGCGTATAGTTGCGAGGACGACAGACGCACATCGTCCTTAACCAACACAAAAGACGGGGCAACGTTTGGGGGATTCATTGACGATTCGATTCGATAGCCGTCGAGCAAGTCACTCAATGACTCACGAGGCACCGAGGCTTGAGCCGTTTCGGGTTCCGTCGACATGTTCGGCGTACCAACTAAGGTGAACACCGCAAACGAGACGACGACACCTGCCGCAAACACACTGAATCGAGAGTATTTACGGAGATAGATTTTCGTAATGCGCATGATATTTCTCAACGTATACGGGACAGTGTAACGTCCGTGGGTATAGTAGGGCGGCAATACTGAATAAACGCCGTCCTCATAGTTGTTCCTAAACATCTGCTTAGTGTCGTAAGAGCTGTATAAGTCCGTGCCCCAGAGCATCCATTTGTCGACGGTGAGCGAGTTCGCGTTGTCACCATACTTCACAATGCCAACGTGCAGCTTAGGCATTTTCAACTTGAGTTGACCTAGCGTCAGAACAGATACCGCAGTCGAGATGATAGGGACTTGAAGACGGTCTAAACGACGACAAAACACGGTGTGTTCAGCCAGAGCGAGACGCGCTTGCTTATCAACAATCGAAATGTCTTGAACAATGAAAATGACATCCCATCCAAGCTTTCGAATATGCAAAAGGTGATCAATTAACTTTTGTCGATTCTTGTCGTTCCACGTGCGCGAGTTAAACCACGTTCCGCACTCATCGAGCACGATCAAGCCGTCTTTTTTGGTGTCATAGCTTTTGTTTGCCGAGCCAATCACCATCAAATCTTCTACCTGAGGCTTGTCCGGCAAACGATAAAGGCGAGTATTGCGCTTGTTGCGTCCAAGCATTTCTTTCAAGTTGATATCGAGGTTTGTCGCCACAGGCACACCGCGCATAAACGCCTCACGAATCTTACCGACTGCCGTTAGTGTTTTGCCTGAGCCGAGCTTACCCGTAACAAAGTAGACCGATGCCATTACGCCGCCCTCACAATCGCGTAGAACTTCCACTCCCACACCCAACGCAACAGACGCGCCGAGTAAATCGCACTCACACAAGGCACGGCGTTATTAGGGATAAACATACCCGCTGCTTGTGACCACATTGGAGGCGCAACATAAGACAGACCCGTTGCAAGGGTGTAAATGGCCAAGGTGAGGGTGACGGTCAAACCGATTAGCAGCGTTAAAATGACCAAGTTAATCGTGACGTTTCGTGCTTTCGCAATGAAGAACCAACCAAATAACGTGGTCGCTATCTGAGAGATAAAGGCAACCAGAGCAGGGAGGCGCAACGCCGTCCCAATGGTGCTGACAATTGGTAATAGCTGAATCATTAGTAATATCTCCCCGAACCTGGCTTGTTACTTGGTACAGGCGTGACCTCAGTCAGCAGGATTTCAACAAGCGTCTTAATCGTGTAGATGTAAATCAGAATTGAGATGATCATTTTGAGTTTCTGCGAAAACTCACAAGAGATAGAAGCACGGCCACCGCCAAGCGTAGGCAAGGATAGATTCATGCAGGGCGTAGGCTTAGGTAACACACTCAAAAACGAATCCGATATGGCATTAATATGCCCCTCAGATTCCGCCGTCAGATTCTTCTCAATCAAATCGTTAGCCGCATCGGTCACGGTCTTTTCATAAGAATTCATCGCACCGGACACGGCTTTATCCGCTTGAGTCAGCACATCACCGACATAATCCGAGCCTAAACCATGAGGGTTTTCACAATAGTTGTTTTCCTCGGTAGGCTCACAAGGCTTGAGGTCGTCGAGTTTATCCGATAGCTCTGCAAATCCATCAGCGTTAGTCGTTTGCAAATCATCGAGCCCCTTAACTACCTCACCAACAGAGTTGGTGTTTCGATTGACCGCCGTTGTGATGTCACCGTTAGCTTGCTGAATCAGCGCCTTAGTGTTTTCGTAAATCTTGTTGTCGTTGATTTGCTGCTT